AACCCACATCGTATTGAGCATTATGAAATATCTTAGTTGCAGGTAATGCACATACGTCTCTCATGTATTTAATTACCTGTTTTTCAATCATGTTACCTCCACCAAAATGTTTAAAAGGAAAGTAACCTTGCCAACCTTCTACCGCTACAGCAAATCCTATGACATATCCATTACCTGTTGCCCAACCTGCACCAAGCTTTTCATTAATTCCTTCATCACGTGTTTCTAAGTCAATGGCTATTTCTTTATAACCAGATAAGTCTTTGTATTCTGATGGACATGCCCAAATATGTTTTTTAAAATTAAATGTAAACTGTAAAGACATTATGCTTGTTTCCTATTGTAATAATCAACCATTGCACGTGACCCCTCATACTTTGTTAATCTTCTTTTCATCATTTGATTCTGTAAATAAAGTTTTTCATTTTTCTTTTTTAATTTATCTATGATTGTTCGAAATCTTAAATGCCAATTTTTTGCAAGATCTCTGTCACCAATCATTTCTTTTTCATGTCTTTAAGTTTTTTAATTTCTAATTCACAATAATGTTTAATTTTCTCAAGATCTTCGATACCGTTTTTATTTAAATATCTGCAAACGTACTTAACTACATTGCCTTGAAAAAATGATAGATTGTTTTTTGATATAAATTCATAGGGTTGTATGGTAAACGATTTATAGTGAGATCCTCCAATTTGTTTATCTTGTGGAAATGCATCTTCAAATATTCCTTTATTCGTCATTTGTTCCTCTCATAAATTTTAAATAATCTTCGCCAATAGGGTAATGATACTTATAGTCAGTTGAAAGCACATGTAAAGTATCTTTTGCACGTGTTCCACCTGTATACCAAACCTTTTTTTCATTAGATTTTTCTTGTTTGTTTTTATGTCTAAAACTAGATGGCCAGTTAGCTTTCGAATACAATACAACATGATTTGCTTCATCACCTTTAACTGAATGTATAGTATCTATAATAACTCTTGGTGCTTCATCTAATGCTTTAGTTCCATATCTTTTTAATAACCTTAAAAAATAGATAACTTGTCTTGGTGCGAAGTTTCTTTTTAATATCCACCACCATTGTTTATGCTGCATCTCATCAGCCATATCAAGTCCACACCATTCTCTTAAATCATTAAAGTTATATTCTTGATAGTCAGGTACACCTTTCCAAAACTTTGGTGTTCTAAAATCAGAATCTTTAAGTTCTCGAATAAACCTAAACATAACTTCAGCATCTTTTTTATTAATCTTTTTACCATTACTAATAGCTGTCCAGGACTTGATCGCTTGCCATTGTTTAGTATCAAATGATTTATTACCTTCATTATCTGAGAAATAAATACCTGCATCTTTAGCTAATAGTTTCAATTCATTTACAGTTCTATGAACCCGACCTAGTAAAAACCAAGTGCCCTCTAAATTAAATGGAATCTCTTTAAAATTTAAATATCTTTTAACAGCACTCTTTTTATCTGCAGGATTAAACATCTTATCAATACTATCTAATATTCCTTGACGCATGATCTGTGTAAAATCATGTATTGCTTTACCGTATCGTCTTGTTTTCTTTAATACAACTTTGCGACCTGGAAAGTAATGCGTAAAGTATTTTGAATCTGCACCATTCCACTGATAGATAGCCTGGTCATCATCACCTGCTAAATAAACTCTTTTAACATTATCAACCATTTTATAAATGACAGACCATTGTAATGGAGTAAAATCTTGAGCTTCATCTAATATTAATACTTCTAATTCTGGAAACTCTACTGTATCAATTGCTTTCTCAATCATATCGGTAAAGTCTATAAATGAAACTTCACCACCAGCTTTTTTATAATGTTCGTATGTATCAATCTTTCTTAAAAATACATCTAAGGAATCTAATCTGTGACTTTCTTGTTTATAAACGAGTGTTGGGTCGAGCATCATGTTTCGTGCTTTATCATAAATACCTAATGACCAATCTTTATATGTAAAGTTATCTTCAGATAATCTTGAGTCAGATCTTTTTACAAATTTATTTTGTAATGCATAATCAATCATACAATGTTTAGTATCAAAAATTTCTTCTTCAAAATATCTTCTGCAATATGAATGCAAAGTTCTGAAACGACTAAACTGTTTATCACTAATATGTGGAAACGCTTCTAGAGCTCTTTTGACTGCAGTATTTACTGCTTTGTTTGTAAAAGATATAAATGCAATCTTCTCTGGATCTACACCTTTTCGAATATATTTTTTAACTACCTTTTCTATGAGTGTCCAAGTTTTACCTGTGCCTGGAGGACCAAATATTTTAATAGTCTTATTGTAAAGACTCTTATGCTTTTGGAGTTCTGAATTTTGTATGGTATTCGTCATCCATTTCACTCACTACTTTTGATGTATTTGTTGTTTGCTTAATTGCTTGGTGACTTACAAACTCTGGCATAGCTACATACCAAACATTTTTTTCACCTTCATGGTAATCATGTTTATCACATCTTAATAATCGTAAAGCTTCTGCTACAGATGAGAAAGCTTTATGTGACGAACGCTTTAAATAACGATCTAATGTAGATCTTTTAAAGTAAATCATATTTGTTTTACTGTCTAATACTGTATATCCATCTTTAAGTTTATCAAAATCATCTTGTTCAATTGTAGATTCAAAGAAATCTTTTAACGTCTGATACTGCTCCTCTTCTAATGTATCTTCATATTTTAATTGTGTATTCTCTGTTGCAGTCTCAACGATATACTTCATTAGTAATTCAAATGGATCTGGTCCCTTTTTAGGTCTTGGTAAGGTTAACCAAAATATTCTATGCTTAGCTAAACAAGTTCTCCATGACTTTTGGTCTTTAAAATCTTCTGGTCTAAATGCAATGTGTGCACCCCTAAAATCGCATTCCCAAACTATGCCTTTTGTATCTTGAGTATAAATAATATTTTCAAATTCATTTTTAATATCAGGCGCCTGGACACCGATACCTAACTTTCTTAACTTACAAGTTTCTTTATCACAAATAGATGCAACAAAACCATGTTTAGGTGGACAGAAGTATTCGTAACCTTTTGTATGTACCGATTGAGCAACCATATCACTTTCAGATCTTTTTAAAGGTCCTTTAGGATGGTTTGCATAAATAGATTTTTGTCTTTCCCAAGCAATATCTTTTAATTGTTTTACACTTAAACTGCCTTCTGCTTTTTTCATTTCAGTTACACAAATGTTAAATAACATATTATTTCTTTCACCTGTCCAACCTTCTTGTATTACTTTTTGAACACACGGAGGATATTCCCTCCAATCAGTTTCAGCATTGTATTCAGTAACTTTAGATTTTAAAAATTCTTTCGGATCTATTGTTTTCTTTTTTGCTAATTCTATAAAACCACCTAACATTAAAGGTGTATTATTATCATCAAATGCATATTCAATTGCAGCATCTGCTTTGTGGTAAGGCATACCTACTGCTTTGTTTAATGGAAATACTTCTTTAGATAAAAAGTATTCTTTGTTAATCTCTTCTAACTTCTTTTTAATTTCAATTTTATCTGCCCATTCTGAGAAAAAAATAAATAAATGTAATCCACCAGATTTAGATTTAACAGGGACAAGTGGTAAATCAAAATCTCTAATGATGTCGACATACTTTTTTTGTGAGTATGCTTTATAGTTTGCAGGGTCAATATCAATACAAGACCACTTCAACTTGTCACCATTTTCTGGTCGGATCCCTATTAAAATTTTACCTTCAATATGATCTTGCCATAACTGTTCGGTTACAGGTTCGTGATGCGTGAGGTAGTCTGCTTTTTTCTTACCCCGTTCATCAGTCTCCCCCGTCAGAGAGACTGTGATGAACTGGGAAGAGTCGCCCTCAAATAAATGAAGTAACTCTTTTTGCATTAGAACGGTGTGGCTTCGCTTGTGACCTCTTTTTTAACTTCTTCTTTACCGAAGTCAACTTTACCAAAGATGTCCGATTTCATCGCACTTTCATAAAACCCTTTTGACGCTTCCAATGTAGGCGCCAATTTTGGATCATCTAGATATCTATCGAATTCGACAACCCAACCATACCAAGAGTTTTGTGAATTACTTTCTTTGGTAGTTTTTAGTCTATAGGCTGTTGCCCAAGACGGTGGAGTAAAGAAACCTTTTTTACCTTTAAGTTTTCGACTTGCAATCATTGAATTCCAAGTTTTAGATTTCTTCTTTTGAGTAGATTTCATAGTAATCAATGCTGTCTCCACTGGTGCATAATTACTATCTAAGATTTGTACAAAATGATTTCCTGTATCTTCGATATAGTTACCATTTTCTAGTCTATCTTTTCCATCATCACCTCTCATAGTTTTAGACATGACAGACGGATCAGTATGTATACCTACAGGTCTACCTGGACTATCGCCTCTATCTTTCCACTCATTAAAGGTATTGATATATAAACATGGTACAACGATTAGACCGTCTTTACCTTTGTAAAGTGATCCAGTTATTTCATTGTAGATGTCACCTTGTTTTGCTGTTTCAATATACTTGCCATCTGATTCGTCAAGTACAGGTGAATTAGCATAAAGGATTTTTAGGATCGGGAGTCTTGTGTCCCTTGCAGTTACGAACTCTTGTCCTTGTCCTGCCATTTCTTCCAGATTAAATTGTACTGGAACAGATGCTTCTTTTTTAACTGCCACATCTTTAACAGCTTCTTTTGCTTGTTGCATTGTTACTCCTTCGTTTTTATTTTGGTTCTTGTTGCTACGTAAACACCGAATAAATCAGCTGGAACGTCTTTACCTTTTTCAATTTGTTCTCTAACGAACGCTTTGAGAGTCATCGGTTCCACCTTTTCGGCTTGCTTAACATTATGCCCTTTTTCTCTTAGATCGTCAACTAATTTCTTAGCGGTATCATCTTCACCACGACTAAAAGTTATTGCGACATTGTTCTTGATTAAATCACCGTTTCCAGTTTCTCTTAACCAAGTAAAAGCCTCTTCGGTTCTTGATACAGGTATCCTTGCTGCATAGTATGGTTTAACTTCTACTGAAGAACCATCAG